CAATACTTGCAGAGAATAATAAACCTAGATTACTTTATTATCTTAGAAGAAGAGGTTATAGAGGATTTAGTATGAATCGTCCTGATAAAATTTGGAATAAATTATCAGCGGCTGAAAAAGAAGTTGGTGGAATACCAAATTCAAGTGAAGATATAAAACAAGCTCATGCAGCAGCGATTGAAATGTATATTCAAGATCATGTTGGTATGAAACAAGATGGAACATTTGGAGATTTATATTTTAACGCCCTATTAAATGATTGGGCAAAGTTTGATATAAATAAACGTACAAAGTTTGATGCAACAATAAGTAGTGGATTGGCAATTATGGCTAATAATAGACACTTATATGCTCCAAATGCAAAAATAGAAAAACCTAGTTTAAACATACATATATCAAAGTATAAAAATACTGGTAATATGTCTAAAATAATAAAATAATAAATATGGCAGAGTCTGTTATAAAAGGTTATTTTCCTAGTCAAACAGCTAGTGATTCGATAAAGAAAGGTAAAGAATACGGTTTACAAGTAGCTAAAGCTATTGAAAATGAATGGTTTGATAATAACATAAATGACAATAAATATAGAAATAGTTGGAATGATTTTCACAACTTGAGATTATATGCTCGTGGTGAACAATCTACACAAAAATATAAGGATGAGTTATCTATAAACGGTGATTTGTCCTATCTTAATTTAGATTGGACGCCTGTTCCAATTATTCCTAAATTTGTTGATATAGTTGTTAATGGTATAGCTGAGAGAACTTATGATATAAAAGCTTTTTCTCAAGATAGATATGGAGTTAGTAAAAGAACAAAATATATGGAATCTATATTAGCTGATATGAGAGCTAAAGAATTAGATAATTTTGCAAAACAAAATTTTGGAATACAGTTATCTGAAAATGAACCTGAAACATTGCCTGATACAGAAGAAGAATTAGGATTACACATGCAACTTAATTATAAGCAAGCTGTTGAATTGGCTGAAGAACAAGCTTTAAATGTTTTATTTGAAGGTAATAAATATGAACTAATTAAAAAAAGATTTTATTACGATCTTACTGTTCTTGGTATTGGCGCTGTTAAAACTGATTTTACAACTTCCGAAGGTCTTGTTGTTAATTATGTTGACCCAGTTAATTTAATATATTCTCACACTGATTCTCCTTACTTTGAAGACGTATATTATGTTGGTGAAGTAAAAATAATACCTACAAACGAACTAATAAAACAATTTCCACATTTATCTAAATCTGAATTAGAAGAAATATCAGAAAATAAAAAATTTAATAAATATATAGCTCAAGGTTATAAAGGTGCTGGAGATAAAAACTCTGTACAAGTTTTATATTTTAATTATAAAACAACTAATAATGAGGTTTATAAAGTAAAAGAAACTAGCACTGGTGCTGATAAAATTATATCTAAAGATGATTCTTTTAATCCACCAAAAGATAAAGAAGGTGGATATTCAAAATTAACAAGACCAATAGAAGTTATATATGAAGGAGCAGTAATTTTAGGTACAGATATATTACTTAAATGGGAATTAGCTAAAAATATGGTTAGACCTAAAAGTGATTTTACTAAAGTTAAAATGAATTATTCTATTGTAGCACCTAGAATGTACAATGGTAGAATAGAATCTTTAGTACGTAGAATAACAGGTTTTGCTGATATGATTCAATTAACACATCTTAAATTACAACAAGTGATGTCACGTATGGTTCCAGATGGCGTTTATATGGATGCAGATGGTTTAGCTGAAGTTGATTTAGGTAATGGTACAAATTATAGCCCACAAGAGGCTTTAAATATGTTCTTCCAAACAGGTTCTGTTATTGGTAGATCATTTACTCAAGATGGAGATATGAATCCAGGTAAAGTACCTATTCAAGAAATACAGTCTGGTAGTGGTGGACAAAAATTACAAAGTTTAATTGGTACTTATAATTATTATTTACAAATGATAAGAGATACTACCGGATTAAACGAGGCTAGAGATGGTAGTATGCCAGATAAAAACGCTTTAGTTGGAGTACAAAAACTAGCTGCAGCAAATAGTAATACAGCAACTAGACATATATTACAAGCTGGTTTATTTTTAACTGCTGATATAGCAGAGTGTTTATCACTTAGAATATCTGATGTATTAGAATATTCTCCAACAAAAGACGCTTTTATTCAAGCTATTGGCGCACATAACGTAGCTACGTTAGAAGAAATGAAAGAATTACATCTTTATGATTTTGGTATATTTTTAGAATTACAGCCAGATGAAGAGGAAAAAGCTATGTTAGAGAATAATATTCAAATGGCTTTACAACAACAAAACATAGAACTTGAAGATGCTATTGATCTTAGAGAGATTAAAAATGTTAAATTAGCTAATCAACTTCTAAAAATACGTAGAAAGAAAAAACAAGAACGAGATCAAATTATACAAGAAAGAAATATACAATTACAAACTCAATCTAACGCTCAAGCTGCTCAAGCAGCAGCTCAAGCTGATGTTCAAAAAAATCAAGCTTTAACACAAGGTAAAGCTCAATTAGAACAATTACAAGCACAGTTAGAAGCTCAAAAAATGGCTCAAGAAGTTCAATACAAAAAAGAGTTAATGCAATTAGAATTCCAAATGAATATGCAGTTAAAGGGTGTAGAGGTTGAAGGAATGAAAAGTAGAGAAAAAGAGAAGGAAGATAGAAAAGACGAAAGAACAAAAATTCAAGCAACTCAACAAAGTGAGATGATTGAACAAAGAAAAAGCGGAAAACCACCTAAAAACTTTGAATCCGCAGGTAATGATATACTAGGTGGCGGATTTGATTTAGGAGCGTTTGAACCTAAATAAAAATTATTAATTATTATTATATTATATTATGGAAGAAAAAAACGAAAATGTAGTTGAAGAAACTACACAACCTAAGGTTGATAATCAAGCTGAAAAAGTAGCTGAATTTAAACCTAAAATGAGACAATTTGTAACTGATGAGGATAAACCTGATCATGTTCACAAAGTAAATTTAAGTAAACCAACAAAACCAGTAGAAGAAGATGAAGTTAAAGAAGATAACACTAACGACGAGGGAGTGGCTCCAAAGTCTGAGGATGCCGACACCCCAAAAGAACAAGAAGAAGTACAACCGGAAGCAGAAGCACAAGAAGAACCAGCAGTATTAGAAGAAATTACTGATGAAGAAGTAGAAGAAAAAGTTGAGGAAGTAAAAGAAGAAATTGAAGAAGCTGTAGCTGAAGCTAAAAAAACTGGTGAACCTCTTCCTGAAAATATCCAAAAGTTAATGGACTTCATGAAAGAAACTGGTGGTGATTTAGAAGATTACGTTCGTTTAAATCAAGATTATAGTAAGTTTGATGATATGTCTTTATTAAGAGAATATTATAAACAAACTAAATCTCACTTAAATGATGATGAAATAAGTTTCTTAATGGAAGATTCTTTTTCGTATGACGAAGAAGAAGATGACGATAGAGAAAT